CTTCTGCTAATGCTTCAATGGATGCACCAACAAGTATAGCATCTGTACCACTAGCTTCATCAGGAGCACTAAACTCAATCTTACCTAATACATTAGTTGCTTCAATAGTAGTGTCAGATGTTTGAAGTGCTAGTACATAACCAGAGCCTGTCTTACCAATAGTGTTTTGTGAGAACGACACAACACCACCAGAAGAAATAGCAATAGCATCTGCATCAGATGCAGAGCCAATAGTGCCAGCATTGTCAATCTTAATACTACCTATTGTTGCTACACCATCTAAGAACATATCTTTAAACAAAAGACTACTTGTACCAATACTTAGCGTATTAGTAGTCTTAGGTTTAATTTCAGTTGCACTTGCTACAAAGTCTTGAACTGGACCCAATACAGTAACAGGCCCACCTTCTGCAGATGTGCCATCATGTGTGTGACCACTTGTACCCATCGCACTTTCAATTGCGTCAAATTCACCATCTAAGTCTGAAGCATTGATAATGTTACCATCAGCAATGTTGTTAGACGTATCGTTTCTAGTGTAACCTGTTCCCATTTTGGTTTACCTTCTTGTGTTTGTGCCATATTCTAATGTGATAGCATCAAGAGAAAATGGCGGGTCTGTGCTATCTGATTCAAATTGTATAGATGCAGTAAAGCCTGATCCTATCAGTTGTGTTTCGTAAAGAGTTACTAGTTTATTACTAAAGACTGCTGCTGATCCAAATACTGCTGTACCATAAAACGCAACCTCACCTGTTGTATTTTCAAAATTTATTTGTTCAGGTTGTACACTGTTAAGTTGGTCAAAGTCTAATTTAAGACTCATATCAAACGATACACTACCCTGCGGATCTGTATAAAGAAATGCTTTATAAAAAGTTTTACGTATTTGTGGATCACTAACAGGTATAAAGGGTGTAGCAAATGTAGTTTGTATATTTAAATTATCAAAACTATTACCATCTTCCATTTGATACAAGTAACCATCGTCATTAGCAAATACAATTGTTTCTGCATTCTGAAAAAATCTACTATCAGCTACATAAGCTCTAATGCCACGTAGCTCACCCCAAGCCATTCCTTCACCACCTTGACCAGAAAACTGTGTGCCAAGTATTCCTTGAGCATTTTCTTGTTTAATATTTGTATTATATCCTAGTATTCTATACTGAGATTTATTACGAATAACTGCACTAGCAAAAGATGTATTGGCGCTAATAAATCTTGTTACTTCTTTTTGTATTGATTTAGATACAACAGCTAAACCAAAATCACCAATACGATCTGTAGCACTTAATAATCTAAGACCATCTGGCCCTAAGAACATTACATCACCACCTACTTCTTGGATAGTGTCTGTGTCTACGCAACCAATGTCTGTAGTAACTGGTTGTAATTGAAAGTCTGATATTGTATTACCGACTAATTGAAATATAGAAGACTCAGTAAAAATAATTAATTGTTGTCTAAAAACAATCAGTCCTGTAATCACGGCTCCTAAAGAGATTGTACCAGAACCTGCAGCGGCTGTAAAGTCATTATCTGTGTAGGGTGCAGTAAAAGTTAATAAGTTACTCTTACCAAAGAATAGTTGATTTTTAAAATTGACTACAAAACTAGCACTAACTATGTCTGTAGGTCCAGAATCAAGGACAGTAAAAGTGTTGTTGTCATATAGGGCTGGAGCGTTAGCACCATCTACTATCGCAATTTTTTCTGTGCCTGTATAGTTATACCTAGAAAATCTTGTTTTACCAGCACTTTCTCTTGACACACTTAAAAAAGTTATTGCTGCATCATCTGCAGGTGAACTAGCTAATGCAGGATTTATAGCTACAGTAGATCCACCAGAGCTTACAGTTGCATCCGCAGTTACAGTATATACTTTATCTATACCTGCTACTTTAAATACGTCACCTGCTTGTGGTGCTGCAGTTAAACCATCAACAATAAGACTTGAGCCAGTTTGTGATGCACCATTTACAAGTACAGTACCATAGTTAGGCACGTTAATATGTGTTACTGCACTAGAGGATACCTTAAAAAGATCATCGTTTCTTGCAACAATAACTCTGTCTAAAAATACACCACAGCCAAGTGCAAGATATTTACTAGTAGTTGTAGCAAATGTAACTGCTGCTGCGTTAGCGGGAGAACTAGCTAAAGAACCTGTAAGTGTTAGTGTAGCTCTGTTATTTGTAGCATCAAATGATACACCACCAGATGCAACTGTATATGTACCTGTGACACCAGCTACTGTAAGTGTATCACCTGCTTCTGGTGTTTGGTGTATGTTGCCTATAATAAGTGTAGTACCAGACTGACTAGCACCGTGTACAACAGGAGCACCGTATGGTGGGATAATACTACTATTGTATTTAGTGTAACCTAAGATACGCCTGTAACCACCCTCAATAGATGGCTCAAAGTTTCTAAGGACTCTTGCAGAACCAGGTGCATTAATACCTTGTTGCAACGGACTTACATTAGTAACAAGTCCACCCTTAAATTCTATAGGGTATGTTTGACGAGTTGATGGCATGTATTAAGAAACCCTAATAGTGTTATAAGAAGAGTTTGTTTGGTTTATTACGGTTGATCTTAGGTAGTCGTAACGGTTAATGTAAAGGCTACGTAGTTGTTTAATCTCATCATCAAAGCGTTGTTGAATCATTGCAGCTTCCTGACCTTCACCCCTAAACATGTAAGCAAAGTGCATTGCACCATTAGTAATCATGTATCTAAACTGCTCAGGCACTGATGGTACATCTGTAGCATTAATAAGATCTACAGGTAATCTGTAATATTCATAAACTAATTCGTAAGCATTATCTGGGGGAGCTACAAGTCCAAACTCTTGGTTAGGAGTTCTAAATACATACTCAGGTAAAGTCCTAATACTTGTACTTGTATCATACTCATAGTCTACATATTTATCTAAATACTCTTCGTAGGAAATTAAACGAAGTCTTTTAGTTGAGTTGTTAAAAGTAGTATTACGTTTAATACGAAAACTATCCATATCAAGTGTTTTAGCATCTGCAGGGTAAGCATAACGTATTGTACCTGCAGTCAGTGTCTCTTCTGTTTCTACATGATTAAAAGGCCACTCGTATTCGTGTTGGTTGATATAACGAATAGCAGAATTTACTGCATCTTTAATCATGCTGTACTCACCAGTAGCAGCAGCAAAGTTACTTGATGTAAGCTCTACTTCATTAAGTCTACGGTTTACGTCATTTACTAGACCAAGATAATCATAAGCCATTTAACGTTCCTTTACCCGTAACTTAATACTGCGTTCTGCTTGACTTCCTGTGCTATCAATCATGTTACAGAAAAAAGTATATTCAATGTTATTTACACCACCACCAATATTAATAGTAGCTACATTAGTAGTATTAGTCTGTGATACGTTTTGTATATCATCGGTAGTTGCAGAACTTGAAGCAACAGTAAGTGTTTGTCCTGCACCTAGTGTAGTCTTAGTACTATAAGCAGTACTCTTCACAGACCATGTAACACTACTAATAGTAGCAGTACCAAGAAAACGTGACCAATCTACACTGTAATCTAGTTGTTCATCAGGGTCTTTATTAGGCCAACGAAAACTCATGTTTAATCCTCAGTTGCGTATACAGTTCGTTCTGCAGATGTTGTTTGCCGTTCTACAAAAACTATTCTATTCTCTTGCGGTATTCTTACTGTCCTGTTTGTGTCAAAGGCAGAAATAAATACTAATCTATTCTCATCAGGTATACGTACAGTTCTGGATGCTGAAGTAGACATTATGCTGCCTCTGCTATATATACTGTACGTCTACGGCTATACTGCTCTCTTACAGCTTGGAAGTCAAATACTACTGCAGTTGTACCTACTGTACCTATTGTACCTGTAGCTGGTGCAGAAGCTAGAGCTTCACTTACTTTAACTTGTGCTAGTGCTTGTACAGCACCTGTTGCTGATACACTACCAAGCTTTTCAGTTGTTTGATCTTCTACTTCATTTACTGAAGCTGTAGCTGTGACACCTGTTAATGTTAGTTGTGAATCTGCATGTAGTACAAGAGTTCCAATAGAGCCTGTAGAACTTACGCTATTTAAGTTTTCATCTACTTGTGGTTCTACAGTACCAATAGCACCTGTTGCAACTACGCTTGTACTAATACGTTCTGTAATGTCAATTTCAAAACCACCAGCAGATACAGACTCTATTGCTCCTGTTGCTGATACACCAGTAATGTCTTCTTGTATATTTGCAGTTAATGTGCCAATAGAACCTGTAGCACTTACACCAGTAATATCTTCTTGAATATTTACTGTAACTGTATTTACAGCACCAGTAGAAGATACACTATTAAGAACCTCAGTAGGTTTTTCTTCTACTGTATTTACACTACCTGTAGCAGATACACCAGTAAGTGTTCTGGATATGTCTTCAACACCGTAAGCAGATACACCATATCTACCTGTAGCAAATCGTGCTGAAGCTGCTACAACAGCCATTAGGCTATGCGGATAACTGCAGTACTAGTTCCTACTGCTGGAAATTCAATTGTCAAATCACCTGCTGTAGCACTGACTGTTCCTCCAAAGTCAATGACAGCAATAGCTTTATTAGATGCTGATGAGTTATAAATAATACACCCATCTGCAGAAGTTGTTACATTAGAAAATACTTCGTCAGCAAAGTCTACCATAGCAGTAGTTCCTGAAGTAGTAATAGCTGCACTATCTAAATTCTGACCACCTGCTGAATAGTTAGTACCAGACGATTCATCAGAGTTACCTGTAACATCTGAATAGTTAGTTGTTGCTGCACCATAAGTACCAGAAGGTGAAGCTTTAATAAGTGCAAGTTTTATTGTGTGAGTATCCAGATCATGGATACCGCCAAGCAGTTCACCTTTAAAACTTGTACACATTGCTGTTGTAATACCCATGATAAATCCTCTTGTTAGGTAGCCTAAAGGGGCCACTCGAAAGCAGCCCCTAAAGTTAGTTACTTATGCAAGCAGATCACGATCTACTTCATCCGCAGTACCTTCGTTGCCCATGTCTGTGCAATCCATTAGGATAGCCCATACACGAAACTTACCTGAAGTAACAGCACCACCTGAAAGTGAAGCAATTGTTACATCAATGTTGTCATTAGCAACAGCCATTACAGGCTGGTATGCTGCTGGATTTTGTGCTACTACTGCTGCTGCAGATGTTGCATCAAAACCATCAACAAATACATCAGCATCTACCATACCCAAGTCTACTGTAAAAGTAGAACCATCGGTAGCAGTAGTAACTTCAATACCTGCATTCATGACCATAGTACCTTTAGGTACAGCAATTACAGGAACAACATCGGATGCTGCAAGTGCAGAACCTTTGTCAGACAAAGCTGTAGCCCAATTTAAGGTAGTTTGAACCATGTACGGATTACGACCTGGGTTTTGATTACCTCGTGCCGCTTGGAGTGTGTTATCACCTAATGCCATAATTCAATCCTCCCTTACGCTGCGTTATATTTGGCAGTAACGATTGCTTCAGGACGAAGAATCTTTCTACCATATAGATGCATACCACGAACAATGTCAGCGAAGCTGTCAGTGTCACGATATGTTTCGGTTTTGTTGATCTGCTCAGCAGTGGCTACTGCAGAGTCATGACCAGCTACGATAACACCATAGTTAGTGTTTTGGTTTGCAGAACCTGTTGTACCTGAACCTGTACCTACTGAAGGTAGGTTAGAGGACGAGTACACACGGAAGCCGTGTAGGTTGTTGAGAACCAAACCGTTACGAAGTGCACCAGACTCACCGTAATCTGCATTCAAAAGACGTGAATCTTCGTCAGCCATGATTTCCATGAATACTGGATCTACAACCAGCCAGCGACCTTGCTTATCAACTTGTTGTTGGTCAAGCAAACGAGCCATACGAGCTACAACCATTGCTGGTGAA